TTGGTGTAGGTGCTGGAGTAGCAGTAGGAGCAGGTGTTGCCGTAGGAGCTGGAGTTGGACTTGGTGTAGGCGTTGGTGTTGGTGTAGGAGGTACAACTCCACCAATCTGTACAGTTTCAGATGTTTGACAAGCACCATTAGAACGAAAACGTATAGCAACTGCATTAGTACTAGGTTCAAATGGAGCACTAGCACCTTGAGATGCTAACTCAATAGTATCAAATGTATTAAATAAACCACTACCTGTATCTTCTGATAAAATAAACTCTGGTCCTGAACCATTCTTTTCTGTAAGAGTAGCAATGTAAGTATTATACGAAGAGGTAGATGGTGATGAACCACTAACTACTTCATTTGTACAATTACCAACAGATGATACCTTAATACAAGTTGAAGTATCATCAATATTTACATAATCAATAGAACCAGAAGATGGTAAAGTAACAAGTCCAGCGTATGTGTATGTTGTACAATTACTTGAGTAAGAGACAGCATATTGTGGACCTGAGTTAACAGGTGTAGATGATAATTGTATTCCGTACGATATTATAGCCATAATCTATTTCTTATTTTAAGTACATGATACCTCGTTAATTCCACTTTGACAATCTGAACAAGTGTTGTAATATTCAAATCTACTTGAACAATCAATTGTATCGTATGATGCATTGAATCCTTCACCATCATAATACACATCTAAACAATGTCCTGTATTACCATCATATACTAGTGCTGATGGGAAGTTATTCGGGTCACCATACCAATTGTATAATCTTGTTGTTGATGTTTGACTACACAACTCTGTATAAATTCTAATCCATCTTTCCGGTGGTGTTGGTGATGGAGTAGGAGTAGGTGTAGGAGTAGGAGATGGAGTAGGTGTTGGAGTAGCACATATACTAGTTCCTAATACATCTATTACCTCACCAGTCAGAGTAGTTGATTCATATACTATATCTGTATTGATATCTCTGTAATACTCATAGAAATCTACGTTATCAGTAAGAAGAGCAGAATCATACATTATAGAACCAGTCGTAATTAAACCATTTGTATAAACAGTTTGTTGTCCATAACTAGTACCACAAGTTTGTGTTGCCGCATCATATCCTCTTTGCATTACATACGATTGTACATTAGGAGTAGGTGTAGGAGTTGGAGGTGGTGTACATACTGATGATGATATCTCACCAATTACCCAACCAGTTCCGTCTCCGCCAGTACTACCACTCATGTGATATAATTCATTTGCAGTATCATTGTAAACCCAATTGTTACCAGTAAAGATAGGGTTAGTAAATGCTGAATCTTCATAAATTACAGAACCAATCTGTGGTGCGTTCTGAGTAAAGAATGTTTCTGAATCAGAGTTACAAGTAATAGGTAGTGGAGAAGCAGTAGATGTATAATCTTCACCATTAAAGAATGATGATGTATAACAATCTACACCTGTATCAACAAGTACTCCACTTTGATATTCATAGATACTTCTATCTAATGAAGCGGTAGAAACAAATTCATTTGCAAGTGGAGCAAATACTTGTGTTCTATCGAAATCATCATAAAGAACTACACCACTATCACCCCAATTCTTATCTGAATCTAAGTACTTAGTAGTTGTAAGTGTTCCTGCACAAGCTTGGAACTCATTGAATGAATAGTGTATTGTTGCCTGATTAGGAGTACAGATATCTGTGTAAGTATCTTCTATAATACCTGTTGTATTCGGGTCATTCATTTCATAACCAACTCCTGTATCTTTGTTAACAACATAAACATAGAAATCAAAGATATCAGTTAATGATAAATCTTCGTAAATATATTCTTCATATCCTGCTGGTGCAATACCATTCCAAATCTGTGCATGGTAAAGAACATCTTCACCTGCTGGGTTGTTACAAGCATCATTCCAAGAACCATATGCATAAGATGCACTAAATGCAGTTACTATCGGTGCTGGTGTTGGAGATGGTGTAGGTGTTGCTGGTGAACAATAAGATGAAGTAATTTCTCCGATTACCCATCCACTACCATCACCACCAGTAGAACCACTCATTGCATATAATTCATTATCATCATCATTGTAAACAAACTTCTCACCAGTAAAGATGAAATCAGTTAGAGCTTCATCAGTAAAGATATTATCTCCAATTGATGCAGTACCTGCAAGATAGAATGTTTCATCAGTATCACCACAAACAGCTGCTGGTGGTGTAGTTGCTGTAGAATCAAAACCATCAAACGAAAGAACTTCGTAACATATATCAGTACCACTAGCGGATACACCTGTTGCAGTATTGTAATAAATTTGTTTTGGTGTTGAACCACTTACAATAAACTTAATCTCAGTACTAGTTTGTCCATACCAAGAATTTTGTAAGTTAATATCTTCATAAAGTACAGTACCATTTGTAATTGTAGAACCTGGTTCTCCATATACTGTATTTATAACTGTTTCAGTACAAGCATCGTATTCGTTAAACGAAATATACAATCTATATACTTCTATATTACAAGCATCATCTAATGTATCTATAATTACACCTGTTGTATTAGGGTCTACAAACTCCCATCCAATACCTGTTGATTCATCTATAAAGTGATTGTAGAAATCAAATATATTTGTAAGTGATACATCTTCATAAGCAACAGAGCCAGTTCCAATCTCACCTCTCATGTATATTGTTCTTTCAATAGAACTACTACAAGCATTTTGATAATTCTCTCTAGCAACTAAACCTGTGTAAGAGTAGATAGGTTCTAACGTTGGTGTAGGAGTAGGTGTTACTCCACCAGGTGTAGGTGTTGGTGTAGGACCTGGTGGTAATGTAGGTGTAGGAGTTGGTGTTATTGGTGCAGTACAATTTGATAAGCTAGTAGTACTATACGTTATAATTCTATTTGAATCGGTTTCAATTAAAGAACCAGATATAATTGAAAGTACTTCAGAATTAGGTACTCCTGATTGAGAAACATATGTACATGTCCAATCACAAATTTCAGCATCATAATACGATACTATCTGAGCATCACCAGCTGCAAAGAACGCAGATTGAGAAACAGAAAAATCTAAATCACCATCAGTAACTACTGTTGTATCATCTCTATAATCTAAACGATAATATGGTGGTCTTCCTGATGGATTTGCAATACTAGCTGATGGAGTTGTTGTTGAATTCAACCATATATTTGTACCAGTTGGAATAGAACTGGTTATAAATAATGATTCTTCTTGATTATTTGCACAACAATAATAAGTTAAACTTAAATCTGGCATATCATCAGCATTCTTTTGGAATCTCCACATACTACAACTAAATGGTGGTGCTGGTGTAGGTGTAGGTGTAGCAGTAGGAGGTGGTGTAACACCTGGTATTGCTTCAAATGTAAAATCACAATCCGCTTCATCTACTCTAATAGAGAAATCACAATCAGGATTGTTTTGATAATACGCTGGGTATAAACGAATTAATTCAACAGTAGCTACATCATCTGAAGTTACGTTGAATCCATTTATCTTGTTTATTCTATATTGTTGGTCTTTAACAAATATAGTATCATTTAAGTTGATACCTTTATATTCTTCAGGGTCAAACTTTATATCTAATGTTACTTTTCTACTATCTTCCCAATAAAGAGAATCAATATAAGTTTTCCAATATGAGTTAAAGTTAGAGTTACTACTTTGTAAGTTAAGACCAGGTCCTATAAACTTAAAGTAGGTATTGTTAAAATGTAAGTCAGCATCACCATCTCTTGCAGGTAAACCATTTACATTAGAAAGAGTTCCATAAGAACCACTAATACGAGTATTATCATCAAAAGAATTACCAATTACTATTGAAGAGCCAGAAGGTATAGAATTATTTACTTTATATCCTAATCTTGGTTTGAACTTGTAAGATTTTAATTGGTTATTATCAAACTTGTATAAGTGTGGGAAACCAAACGATGAACCTAAATCTAAATTATATGTAGGTGTACCATCTGCTTTATTTGAACCTGAAATAAAAGGCCCACCTAATACTGTTGGTCCAAATGTGTTTTTAATTTCTTTTCTTCCTTGTGATATGTTGTTATCTGCAAGTACTCTTAAAGTTCCATACTGATAATATGGAGCACTTTCTTTTGCTTCTACTGAGAATCTATCATTATCATCTGCATTACTAAACAATAATTCTGCTGGTTCTTCATCAACTGTATGTTTTACAGCAACTCTTTCCGCAGTATCCCATTTATCAGTCCAATCTTTAACTGCTCCTTCTCTAATCCAATCATCAAATTGTTCAAATACAATTGTTTTATCTTGTGTAGGGTGAGGATATACAACTAAGTTAAATTGTTTAATTAAAGAAGTAACAACATCAATAGATTTCAAATCAGATGGCCATTGAAGTCCCATATCAACTGTTGCACCTACAAAGTTAGCAGGAGCATTAGTTATTTCTAATTTAGAACTAAATCCTAATAAGTTAAGAGCTTGAGTTGGTGTACCTGATGTATAATAATAATCTACAAATACCCAAACTTGTTCTGAAGTAGAAGAATTAAAGGAAGAACCTACATTCATTGTAAATGTATTGAACCCATCTGCTGAAGTAAACTCTCTAGAAGTTTCTGCAAGTACAAATGAACTAAATGGAAAAGTACCTTTTACTAATTTTAAGTCTACCTTTACTGTACCTGTTGTAAAAGACATTGGATTAAAGAATCCTATCTGAGCTGCTGCTTCATATTCTCCAATACCATCAGCTTCATAATAAATAATTCCATCAGAACCACTAACAACAAATTTACTTAGTGGGTCTACAACTACTTGATTTGCAGCTAATTTAGTACCAATTGCTGGCCCACTTGAAATAGGAATAGATTGGTTGTAATTGTTTATAGCATATCCAGTAGGTAATTCTGAACCACTAACAACAATACCCATCTCTTCTTGTCCTTTAGGTAAAATCATTAAGTTAGAAAAATCTCCACTATTGATAAAATCACCTGATGCACTAAATCCTGCTTGAGCACAAATAGTTTCTAAGGTTTCTCTTGCTCTAATTGCAGGTAAAAATTGTTGAGGTTTTATAGGAGATGTACTGCTATCAAAATAAGTACCTAGACCATTATTAGAAAAACCAAATAAAGGAAAGTTTCCTTGATTCTCAGGGTCATCTAATCCATAATCTGCTAAAGGATAATAAACATTACCATCTAATAAATTATTAGACCATGAATCTAAGATAGAACCTGTACTTAAGGTATGTGTATAAGCACTCCAATCAGCATTTGAAATAAGTTTGTTTTGTATTGCATCTTTGAACTGTACAGTTTCATCAGCAATTTGACATTTATAATTTACATATCCTGCTTCATCTTTGATAACTTCCAATAATTGAAATTGTCCTTTTAAGACAGTTTCTCCTTTTGCTATTATTCTACCATCAATAGTATTAGAAAACGCCGGTATATCTGTTGCTCCTACGTTATAAGCGTGTTTGAAGAACTTATTATTACTCTTAGTACCAGGTATATCAAATACTTGAGAACCAACACCAAAGAATTCACCTATTTCTGTGTTTTCTACTGCTGATATATCTAAACGTAAAGGGATATCCTCTTGGATATCCAAATCGTATGTAGTTCCCTCGTATGTAACTCTGATTATTAAACTCATTATCTATTAGGTCTTGGATTAGCTAATTTATATTGTATATCGAATTGGAATGCTTTTTGTAATCTAGATGTTTTACTTACATATGATGAATTAGTTACTTGTATAGGTACAAATGTTTTTTGTACAGTTACTCCTAATCCCATATCTAAGCTATTATATTGCAAATACACTTGTGGTGATTCAATCAATTCAGATATCATCTTAGCTTCTTCATCTCTAACATAAGGTGTAGTAATTATAAAATTATCTTGTTGTGATTGGTTGTATGTATCGAACCCTCTTCTATCAAAAGAGTTTCTACCATCAGCTGATGACCAAGGTATGTTTGGTTTCTTAACTTCCTCTCTTGATATAGTAGTAGTTTTTCTTATTGGTGTATTCATACCATAAGATTCCCATAGACCCCATTTGTTTATAAACAAGAAGTTTCTTCTTTCGTAGTTATTATTACACTCTTGTATTGTAAATGATTTATCTATTGAAGAACCAACTAACCTAACTCTCATCCAAGCTGCAGAATCTACTTGAGTTTGTGTAAAGTATCCTGCATCTATTAGGTTTTGTGGACCGTATGGAATATAATTTATATATCTACCTGATGTAGTTCTAGGTAAATTATATTCAGATATCACAGAGTTTGATGAATTATATAGTTGTATGTTTGTATTGTTAGTAGTAATATTGTTTGTTGCATCAAATACAGGTAAAAGAGCATAATCATTTTTACCTACTTTATGATTCAATTGTGATGCACCTAAATGAGATGATTGTTGTGAACTTAAAATATATTGTCCACTAAACTCATTAAAGTAATCACCAAAGTTCCAACCTCCACCAGCACCTGTTGAACTAGGTGTTATATCTAATGTTCCTGCCCATGCAGAATATATTCCTTGTGCTTGTGAACCTGTTACTGCTGGAGCTCCTATTGAACCCATTCCATCGTAAAGAGTTACTGATGAAGAAGCGTTAGTTCCATATTCTTCTCCTGCTGTTATTGCATATCTTTGATACTCTGTACCAGCTGGAGCAAATACTTGTGATGATGTAAATGAATTAGCATCATATTCTATATAATCACCAACTACATGAGATACATCAAATACAGCAACACCACTAGGATTAGGGAATTGTTTTATTCTTGTTCTTAAGGTATTATCAGGATAAGTTCTAACATCTAGTACATACTGATATTGGAACTCATCTATGTTAGAACCACTAACAACAAATACCATAGGATTACCTGATACACTTGTATATGTTGGGTCTAGGGTTATGTTTACTGAATTCATATTAACTTACTATCGCTCCATTTGTTGAGAATATCTTTGCAATATTTGCATCAATAATATCCTCGTTTGTTTCTACTATATTTTCATTCATCCAACTTATACCTCTATCAAACGCATTGTTGATAAAAGGTTTAGGTTTTATACCATCTCTTGCAATTACGAATCTAACAGGAAAAGGAAGAGGTCCTCCAATTACCTTAGAACGAAATTGACCTGGTGGAAAGAAAGATTGACCTGATTCTGCTATAGGGTTATCTGTTCCTCTTACACCACTATCTTGATAGAATCCATAATCTTGTATGAATATCTGTAATTCTGGGTTACCATTTACTAATTGAACTTTGAATCTTGGAGAACGAGCAAGCCTACCTGTATCCATTAACCCTTCGTTAATGATTTCATCAGTAAGTGCTTCGGTAATAATTCTACCTGCGTTCTCTAAAAATTCTATTTGTTCATCCATTTGTCAACTTTGTTAAAAATTAATCTACCTACTAAACCACCTAAACCCCCTACTAATCCTAGTAGAAAGGCCATTGATAATTCATACAAAGGCATTGTCCATAATGATGTGAGTGCAAACCCACTAAAAAATGATATCTTTTGTTCCATGTAATTCATATTGTTTAACAGTTACTGTAATAAGGGTCATAGTCTCCATTTGGCCATGATGTTAATGTTCGAGAACCAGATAGGAATGAACTAATTCCACTTGCGGTATTATCCACATAGAATGAACCAGTATCACCTGTCAATATATGATATGCCTTACAAGTACCATCTGATGGCATAAATTCGTATGTTAATGTAGTCTCATCTGGTTTAGAATAGAATACAACATCATCTGAATTTGGTACTACTAATCCTGATTGAGATACAATGTATTCAGTACCTACTGTTCCTTGAGTTCCAAACGAACTTGGGAAACCAATTTCAGAGAAGAATACTTGTGAACCAGCACCTGTTATTTGCATTGTACCACTAATCGCTCCTACAAATATTCTTTGTTCTGCAGATAAGGATTGTGTTACTGCTGAATAGTTCTCATCTAAGTAAGTTACAGTACCACCAGCACCATCAGCTTCTCCTACATAGTAGAATGCTGTTGGACACGTTGATGAATTATCTGTAACTGTTCCTTTGTTTGATGAAGAACCAGTTGTTATAGAACTTACATTACCAACACATATACTAGATGAATTAATTATACTATCACTTTGAGCAACACTCACATAACTCAACTGAGAAGAGTTTATAGAATTAAAGAATACTACATCTCCACCCCAATCTCCAATTTGGCTTGGTACTGTAACAGTATAGCTACTACCTGTTTCTTTATTAGTATATGATGTATTGTATAATACTTGTGAATCAACAAATCTACCTTTGTTACCAATCAAAGGATTTGTATTAGATAAAGTTACAGAACCACTTTTTGCTGCAAAGAACATTTCTTGTGAGCTTGATATCGCAAACGAAAATGGTGTATTTGTTGGACTCGTATAACTCAATGTGTTAGTACTTAGTTCATTAGCAACTGCCCAATAGTAATACGAATTAGGAGCCGGTGTAGGGCTCGGTGTAGGTGTTGGGCTAGGCGTTGGTGTTGGACTCGGAGTTGG